TACTGACTGGTTTTATGAAGGCGGCGAGCACGATATGGCCGTGGTCGTGGACTTTACACCAGAGAATACTCACCACGAAAAGTGCTTTACCACCCTGCACCGTATGCGTGTGCACTTCGGAAAGCTTGTCTGGATTGACCACCATGAGACAGCCATTAATGGTGTGGGCAGGTGTGTTCCGGACTTCGACGGCATCCGCGAAGTCGGCACGGCGGCATGCATCCTGACATGGAATTATTTCTTCAAGCAAGCGGAAGCCCCGGAGGCAGTGCAGCTCCTCGGCGCGTACGATGTCTTTGACCGGAGCGATGAGGAAAAATGGCAGAAGGAAGTTTTGCCTTTCCAATATGGCATGCGCCCCTTGGACACGAACCCGGACGGCACGGACACACCCGGCCTCTGGGCCAAGCTGCTGGATGAGACCGCGAACATGGAGTACTCGAACGGTTACTACGAAGTTGGCTGGATCAGCGCGGAGGGTATGACCATCCTGAAGTATGAGCGCATCCAGAACGCGCGGACGGCCAAGAGCGCGGCCTACGACTGCATGTTTGACTGGATGCTGTGCTGCGCGGTCAACGGACGGGGCAACAGTTTGACGCTGGATGCCTTCGCGCGACCCGAGCACAAGATGCGCATCCTCTGGACCTTTGACCGGAACAAGTGGCGCGTCCACCTGTATGACAACGGGCACGCGGATGTCCATTGCGGCGAGATCGCCAAGCGTTTTGGCGGTGGTGGTCACAAGGGGGCGGCGGGGTTTGAACTTCACCGAGACAGCTTCATTCCGGATGGCATCATACCAACAATCTGAAGGAGGCAACATGAGCGCAACCACAGGCAACAGATACGCGTCATTTGGACGCATTTTCCGCGTCGAACAAGTACCGCCATCCAATCAATGGTTTGCGACCGGACACGCCCGCGGAATGCGCCCCATGTTTCTTGACCGACTCGGCAGCAGACCCACGCGGGAAGCCATGCAAGCCACACTGGACTGCTGGGCCCGCAGTCGGGGGATTAAACCAATCACACACGAAGAAAGGAACACAAACCATGCACAACATGCACACGCCTGATTATCCGGAATTAGCCGGAGACATCGCGAACAAGAAACGTTACCGGGCGGCTCGCCGCAAGGTGCGGCGGAAGAGCCTTGGCGATATCCTTGCCCGCTTTTTCCGGATGAAGAGGAGATAAACATGATCGAGACTAACACACCCACACCAGCGACCGTTTCGCCGTCCATCGAGCCGTTACTCACCGTTGGCCAGATTGCGAAGGCCATCGGCAAGAGCAGCCGCTACGTGAATAAATTGATCCACACGGGGACCCTGCGCGGGATCCGTTTCAGCGCCCACTCCTGGCGCGTGGAGCCAGAGGAGTACCGCCGCTTCCTGCGTACGGCACGCGAACGCGGAAGCGTTGACGGCCACCGCCACACCCGCACCGCGGGAGGCATCCGTAAACCCAAACAGTTCACCATTAAACCCATGACATTCAAAAAGGAAAGTACTCATGAAGTCCAAAGCAAAAACTACCCCGTCAACCCAGAAGGCTGAAAAGAAACCGGAACAACCGACGAAGGGTTTCGCCGTGCTCAATATCCCTGTCGGCGAGCTTGGACGCTCACCCTTCCAACACCGGACGCCGGAAGAAGAAGACAGCGAAGACCTAAAGGGCTTGGCCGCGTCCATCGCCGCGGTTGGCGTGATACAGCCGCTAATCGTGCGGCGCAAAGCTGACGGAGCGTCAGGGTACGAGCTCATCTGCGGACACCGCCGCCTCGAAGCCGCAGCCCTGGCTGGGTTAGAGAGCGTCCCGTGCGTCGTGCGCGAGCCATCGGATGAAGTTGCGCAGCTCGCCAACGTAATTGAAAACCTCCAACGTAAAGACCTCGCGCCGCTGGACGAGGCTGAAGGCGTGGAAATGCTGACCAAGACCCTTAAAAAGACCGCGCCGGAGATTGCCAAGATGTTGGGCGTTTCAGAGCGCTGGGTCTTCCGGCGGCGCAAGCTGTCCCGGATCGTCCCGGCCTGGCGCACGATCATCCGAGAGAAGAACGCAGGACAGGAATTCTGCTACGCGCTTGCAAGCGTCACGCAAGCCCTACAAGCGATCCTCTTAAAGGCCCCTGTAACCGAGACCCTGCGGCCACAGGACATCGGCGGCTCGCTCTGGGATTGCGGTGCGCGCGCCGTGTCAAACATGCCATGGCACAAGGAACACCCCGAATGGTGTAAGGGGTGTAAGAAAATCATGGAGGCAGAGGAGGGCAATATGGCCGGACTCTACTGGGAACTCCAGAACTGCACGCTCTGCGGAGATCCAGCGTGCCGGGAGGGGAAGACTCGGAATTTCATTGAAGAGGTGCAGGCCAGCCTCAAGGCGCAGAAGCTTAAGCCGGTACTCGTCAAGGATGCCACAGCGATACCCAAAGGTGGAACGGTTTCAGGGTGTCCAGGCCAGACCGTCCCCTACATCCTTACGGATGGACAACGCGCCGGAACCGTCTATTGGGTTGATCCGCGCGCGGAAGAAAAACGAGCAGACGGGCACGTCAAAAAACAAGACAAGAAAAACGACGCGTGCGGAAACCTGGATACAAACAAGAAAGAAAGAGCTCGCGCTTACGCGCAAATCATGGCCATACGCGACCTCGTTGAGACGAAAGGAGAGGATGTCGTTAGTCTGCGCCGCGCACTCGAACTCGCCTATCTGTACCTCGCGTACAAGATCGATGACCACAAGAGCGAATCCAGAGGAGACAACTTTCTTGCCGTGTTGAACATGAAAGACGATGATCTTATAAAGGCGGTCTCGAGGTGTGTCAGAACATGCGGATTCAAGTGGATAGACAAAGCCGGGTACATCGCTGGAAATTTTGACAAGCATGAGTTTGGACTCGAACACGCGCAGCTCGCATTGACATTCGGAATCGACGACAAGGATATCGAAAAGAAGATGCAGGAGTTCGCCAATGGCTAACGTCTTTGAAGTACTCGGCAAACTCAGGAAGGTGAGGGCGAACGGTCAGTCAAGCTGGCTGGCCTGTTGCCCCGCGCACAACGACAAGAACCCGTCGCTTTCGGTCACGGAAGCGGACGGGGGGCGCGTCCTCCTGAAATGTTTTGCCGGGTGCACGACCGAGGACGTGGTCGGAGCGATCGGTCTCAAAATGGCCGACCTCATGGGGAACGACAAAGACCGCGAAGACCGGGGCGAACGGCCGACCAGGGTGAAGGAACCCAAGGGCAAGCCGTTCAGCCTCGCCGCCCTGAAGCCGGGGCACAGCTGGAACCTCCGCAAACGGCAGCACGAGTTTGTGGAATGGTATGACTACAAGGACGAGGACTGGGCAATCCTCTACCGCAAGCTGCGTTTCAAGGATGCGGAGACCGGGGCCAAGACGTTTATCCAGTGCGTGCCGACCGAGGGCGGCCTCTGGAGATTCGGACGGTCGAGCCACGGCGTAAAGGAGGTTCCCTACCGGCTCCCGGAACTGCTGCAGGCCGTGGCGGCTGGCGAGCCCGTCCTGATCGTGGAGGGCGAGCGCGACGTGGATACGGCCGTCAAGATCGGTTTCGCGGCAACCTGCAATTCGGACGGTGCCGGCAAATGGGATCCGGCATTCGCGACCCTGTTTAAAGGCTGCCCGCGCGTGGTGATCATCGCGGACAACGATCCGAGCGAAGCCGAGGCGAAGAAAGGCAACCCATCGGCCAAGGAATGGTGGCAGGGCCAGCGGCACGCGACCGACATCGCGGACAGCCTGGAGGCGCTCGGTATCCCCTGGACCGCGCTCACACTGCCTGTTGTCGACGGCTTCCATGTCAAAGACCTCTCCGAGTGGGCCTCCGTTGCCGGCAAGGATGAGGACTATACATCTGGAAGGCTCCGCGCCTTGCTCATGGAAGCATTCGCAGACGCGTCCCCGTGGCCATCAGACACCTACCGCCGTCCGTTACGGGAGGAGCCTTCAGCATCGGCCCACTCCAACCCAGCGCAAGCGGACGCGGCACAGAAACCCTCTCCAGCCCAGCCCCCGGACGCGCAAATAAAAGATGCCGCCGGAGGCATGCCTTCTCCTTCTACACGGGAGCAATCCGTTTCTCTTCCCCCTGTTTCCCCTAACATGAAAAGCGAAAAAAATGTTAGGGGTGCGGGGGAAGTTGAGGACGAATCTGAAATCTGCGTGGCCTTCTTGCGCAAGCGGCTGATCGAGGCGATGACGGAAAAGGAGCTGACGCCCCTTCAGAAGAAACGCAGCATGAGCAAGGTTGTCTGTGAGTGGCTCGGGAAGCGCGGACGTTTCTTCTATGATCTGGACGACAAGGGACACGGCACGGCGATGTGGTTCGACGCGGTCGAAAAGAAGCTGCACCGTGTGCGGCAGGATTACTTCCGCTCCTGGCTTTCACGCTGCACAGCCTTCTCGCGTGAGTTCAAGGATTACAAGATGTTTATCAGCGCGGTCGAAGACGAGGCTCTCATCGGCGACGCCACGCAGGGCATACGCCCGAAACGTTTCTGGCACCGGGAGAGGGACTCCATTTATCTTTCGTGCGGGGAGGGGCGTATGGCGCGGATCACGGCCGAGCGTGTCTCCATGGTGGATAACGGCACGGACGGTGTCGTCTTCGAGCAGGGCTATGTGCTCAATCCCTGGGACTTGCTCGATGAAGTGCAAGGGCGCGATCCGTTCGAGTCGTGCGGCGTCTTCAGCGGGATCTCCACGGTCGACGGGCGAGGCCCCATGCTGGTCCGGCTCTGGTTCTGCGGTATGTTCGGGGTCACGGGCTGGAAACCCTTGCTCGTGCTGTCCGGTGCCGTTGGCAGCGGAAAGACCCGCGTCGCGGTCGCCATGTTTCAACTCCTCGGGATCATGTCTCGCGTGACGGCCATTGATGCAATGGGCAATGTCAAGGACTTCTGGACATCGGTGGACAAGGGAGGCCTGTTCTGCCTGGATAACGCCGACCATCACATCACGTGGCTCCCTGACGCGCTGTCAGTTATCTCTACCGGCGGGACCTTTGAAAAGAAGAAGCTTTACACGGATACGGAGACCATCACCCAGCAAGCGAATTGCTGGGCCGTGGTGACCTCGGCCAACCCTTCTTTCGCGTCTGATGCCGGCCTCTCGGATCGTCTCATCACGGTCAACCTGGAGCGCGTAGAACGGGATACCGCCGAGAGTGTTTTGACGCGCGAGATCGAGGCTAACCGGTGTTCAGGCTTGACGTGGCTCTGTCATATTATGAGGAAGGCTTTGGCCGACGTCGAGCCGGTGCCAAAAGGCATGAATCGGCGGCATCCGGACTGGGCTCAATGGGTCTATAAATTGGGCAGGGCGGCGGGCAAATCCGAGGAGGCGGAGAAGGCGATCCGGGAGAACGAAGGATACAAAGCACTCTTTTCGGTGGCCAATGATGCCTTCGGAAGGTTCATCCTTGCAGCCATGAAACAGCAAAAAACGGAGTTTAGGGGCACCGCAGACGAACTTTCCAAGCTTCTTGCCCTAACATGTGAGGGGTTCTCGGTAGATACATGGACCATCATGAAAATGGGAAAAGCACTATCAAGGCTGTCCGTTTCGCTTAAATCACTCTTTAAGTTTGAGAAGCTAAGTCATTCCAATAAAGCAATTTACGTTTTCCAACCTTACACGCCAACCTTGGAAGAACCTAGCGTTCTCATCCAGACGTCTTTGGACAATGTTAGGGATGTTAGGGGTATTCCACCAAAGTCCCCTATATATATTAATTCCTGCGACTTTATACCAAATTGCCCTAACACCCCTAACATACCCCCTCATAACAATTTTGTAAGTGAGAGTGTAAATGTAGAAGAGGTTGTCATCGAAGACACGAACGAATGGGAGGTCCTATGAGTGCCTGGAAACTGATAGACGAATGCACCGCCGCGGGTGTCGTGTTCCGTCCGAAAAACGGGATGCTAAATCCGCTCTTGACCATGGGAAAACCGTCCAATGATCTTTTACAGCGCGTCAAGGTTTACAAGAGTCAGATACTCGACTGTCTCGCCCAGATGACCGACTTTTCAGAACCAGAGATAACAACTGATAGCACGAAAACGCAAGGAGAAAAATGATGCTTCAAACCACTCCAAAACCGATGATTCAACAGACAGACGGCGCAGCTCCACTTCACAAGCGAGCATGGGAAGTCTTTTGCGCATCGGCCACAGGATTTTCCGGAGGCGATCCGATCACGGCGACCGACGCCTATCTCGCCGCCTACCCGAACACCAACCGAAACGCCGCCCGAGCCAACGCCGCCCGGCTGGCCGCACGTCCCGACGTGATTGCCCGTTGCGACTGGATGCGCAAACAGCTCGCCCAATCCATCCTCATGGACTCCGCAGCCATCCGCGCCAAAATAACCGGTTTACGGCTCGCCGTGATTGATAAGACTCAAAACACCTGTCACAAAGACCTCGCGCTCCAAGCGGCGCGTGATCTGGAGAAAGGCCTCGGGCTTATCGCTGACGGCCCGTCAGTGGAGGTCACGGTCGGCAACAGGGGCGATGTCCGGGACACGGTCACAGGGAATATCGCGTCCGCGCTGGCCGTGGTCAGCGTCAAAATTAACAAACAGGAGGCAGAATGAAAATCAGAATGGCCACGAGCATGTATGTCCGTGCCCAGCGGATCGCGGATGCCAAAGGCGACACGTTTGCCGTTTGGTCAGGCCGCCAAGTGTGCTGTTATTGCTTCGACCCGCGCTTTCAACCCAAAAAACCCCTCGACAAACTCACGCGATCCAACTCCGTCAGTGTGGCGGTTCATGTTCACGCAGATACCAACATCACCGCGCAGCGCGTCCGGGAGTGTATCGCCCTGGGGATCGAGGAGCAGGATCGAAAGGATGCTGATTGGCCGTACCGCCATGACCGGTCAACGCTTGAGGCTCTCCAGACGGTCGAGAGCATGCTCAACAAGCGGACGCTCAGTTTGAGCGAAGCTGATCAGATCATGGACAAGCTGGTTGCCCAGCGCAAAGAGGAAATCCGTGTGTCAGAAATGAAAGAACACAAGAAATGACACACGCGGACATCAGGAAGTGTCTAGACCGGTGCGGAGAGTGCGGAGCACCGGCAGGGTATGAAACCGAAGGTGAGTACACCCGGGCACGGTGTACCGAGTGCAACAACACCGGCGAGTGGAAGCCAACGAAGTGGGACACGGTTATCCCATGGAACAAGGAACAACGAAAAATGAAGGAAGGCAGTGACAAATGAAGCTTGCTGAGTATAAAACATCAAAGGATTATGAAAGACTCTTTGATCTTGCCAAGACTCAACGGATAATCTGCATAGTGGACTACGACACCTGCAGAGATACAGCGAGGACCAATTATAACAAGTCCCAAAAGTTTGGAGAATCGATAGAAATTAATGGTCGAGGGATTGGCTATGTGTGGGCTCATTCCAAAGAGGATTTTATCAAACAGTGTGAGCGGGAGCACGTCGAGTTTATCGAACCAGACGGAGGCGAAGAGAAAAACGACCACGCATTCAACTATGCCAAAGGTCTCGCCGAGTCGATACATAAACAGTACTACGCCGATGAGAACCCGAATTGGAAAGCACTGGACACGACCATTGGATTATTGACGCAGATCGACAACATGGTTACCGGACTCACCAGAAAGGCGGATAGTAAATGATTATCGAATTCAAATACGCCATCCAACAACAGGTCATCGTCAAGGCCCTCGGAATGCCCGGCATTGTTGAAGGCGGTTCCTGGGACGGAATGTTCAGGATGTACAGAATCGCCTACTGGAATAACGGAGATCGCTTCCAGCAGTGGCTACACGAACACGAGATCACAACGGATAAAACAACCACCACACCCTGACGCATCGTCAGTGCTGAAAGGAAAAACACCATGACCATTCTCATTCTCACCAAAACCCTCCTCTACCTGCTCGGGTGCATTCTGTTCTTTATCGTCTTTTTCTGGACCGTCCTGCTGATCCTGATCACCGCCCACAGCGGGGATCAGGACGAAAGCGACGAAGGCGTCGAAAGCTACGAAGGCACCCCGTACGCCGTGGACACGCACACCGTCCGCGAAAACATCAAGTGCCCCGAGTGCGGCGCCATCAACTATGATGTCGAGATCGATCTTTATCAGAGTGCCGGGTTTGATTCGTACGTCCACGAGTGTATCTGTTGCGGGTATGTAATCACGGAATCCGATTGGGAGGTCGCACGATGAGCGCCGTTCAATCACCCTATGAGCGCGTCAATGACGAACTCACCGCATTAATGCGCCTCATGGAGGCCGAGACGGAGATCCACGCCATTGATGCCCTGGACAAGCAAGTCAGCCAAAAGATTGGAGAACTTCGCGCGCTCCAAAAAAGCCAAGGTTAAACATATGGTCACCGACACGCCACACGCCCTCACCCTGCACAAGGAAGCCATCCACGCGCTACCGCTCCCGGCTGCGCTGGCCTTTTATGACCAGATCACAAAGACCGGAGACGAGGAGACGCTCCGTTGGATGTGCCGGAACGACCGCTACTTCCTGCTGGTCGCGATCATCGGACGCACAGACATGGTCAACGACTGGTGTTATTCGCGTTGCCGGGAGGTCGAGGCCTCCTCGGACGGGTGGCTCGACCTCTGGTCCCGCGGACATTACAAGTCCACGATCATCACCTTTGCCGGCACGATCCAGGAGATCCTCCGCGATCCGAATATCACCATCTGTATTTTGTCCTACAACGGTTCAACCGCTCAGGCCTTTGTCCAGCAGATCAAGATTGGCCTTGAAATGCCCGTGCTGATCAATCTCTTTCCGGATATCCTTTGGGCCAAACCGCCCAACGAACAGTGGAGCGTCAAGAACGGGCTCTGGGTTAAGCGCACGACAACCGTGAAGGAGGCGACCGTGTTCGCCGGTGGACTCGTTGACGCACAGCCAACCTCCAAGCATTTCGCGCTGCGGATCTACGATGACGTTGTGACACCCGAATCCGTCTCCACACCCGACCAGATCAAGAAGACGACCGCCGCATGGGAACTCTCAGACAACCTCGGCATTGGTGACGGGTCTCGCGTGTGGATGGTTGGAACGCGATACCACCCACTTGACACCTACAACGACATCCTGAAGCGCAAGTCAGTACGCGAGCGCCGGAGGATTTGCGAAGACGAAAACGGAAATCCGCTCCTGCTCTCCCGGGAGACACTGAAGCAGAAGCGCATTGACATGGGCATCCGGATTTACGCCGCCCAGATGTTGCAGAACCCCGTGGGCGAAGGCGTGCGGATGTTCAAGACCGATTGGCTCCAGTATTATGACCGCGTCCCGGATCGCGCACGGTTGAACGTCTACATCATCATTGACAGTGCCAACGCTAAGCGCAAGCAGAACGACTACACGACTATCTGGGTCATCGGCCTCGGCGCGGATGGAAATTACTACGTCCTGGATATCGTACGCGACCGGCTGAACCTGTCCGAGCGCACCGCCGCGCTCTTCGCTTTGCACCGCAAGTGGAGACCGATCCACGTCTACTGGGAGCAGGTAGGAGCGATGAGCGACACCGCGCACGTTCGCGAGATTATGGACCGCGACAATTACCGCTTCCTGATCCGCGACATCGGCCAGCGCGTTTCCAAGCACGACCGCATCGCCTGGCTCATCCCTCTCTTTGAGTCCGCGAAGATATGGTTCCCGAGACGGCTTCTCTACACAGCTACCACAGGGGAGACGCGCGACCTCGTGCTCGATTTCATTGATTACGAATTCGATGTCTACCCCGTTGTCTCGCATGATGACATGCTGGACAGCCTCGCCAATATCAAGCACCCCGAGTGCCAGGATATGTACTTCCCGAAAAATCCGGATGAAGTCACACACACAACAACACCGACCAAAATAACGTACACCAAGAAAGGATTCCTACGATGAGCGCACAATGGAAGCTTTGCCGTTGCGGCAGCAGAATGAAAGTAACCAACTCCTGGAGCGACCGCTCGCGCATGGTGTGCCTGAAATGCGGCCTTATCCGACATGTTCAACACGTCAAAGTAACCGAAGTTGTAAGGCTAAGTTTCAAGGTCAAAAAATAGCAAATTGCTACAGGTAGCAAGAAATGATGATGTTTCACAAAATGCCCTTGCGCTCAATTCTTTTAATTTGCTAAAAAGAAACTATCAGCAGAAAAACTGTACGAGAGGCAAACAACATGAGCTTTGGAAAATCATCACCGACGACAGCGGCATCCATGTACGCGGCGAACCCGCCACCAGCCGAAGCGAAGAGCAGCGAGGGAGACGCGGCTGTTTCAGCTCAGCAGGAAAACCGCGCACGCGCCAAGGGAATCCAGTCAACCTACTTGCGGAACTTCTACTCGCAAGGGTCCACCCAGAAGAAAGCAACACTCGGAGCTTAAACCATGGCGACAGTATCGAGGAACTATAGCGCAATCCGAAAGCATTGCGACCAGCAGCGCGGAGAGCTCGAAAAAGAGTTCAACGCGTTGCGTCCTCATCTGCTCGACATCGCGAAGCATTGTTACTATCCGGCAGTCAAAGGGCTGAATGAGTCTGTTGACTCCTCTTCCGACTCCAGTGAGTCAGCAGGGCAGGACGATACCAACCGGATCGATAATCACGCGACGATGTGCCTCCGCAGAGGGGCGGCAGGCTTCCACGCGAACCTGACAAGCCCGTCCCGGCAGTGGTTCAGGATTGGCGCGACAACCCGCAGCGAGGCAGGCAACAAGTCGGCCATCCGCAAACACATGGATGACCGCACGGAGACGATCACGGAGATCATCCGCAAGAGTGGCTCCTACAAAGAATTTCACACGCTCTACAATCACCTCATGGCATTCGGATTCGGCTGCCTTCTGGTTGTCGAGGATACCGAGATCATCCAGCGCTGTATCCGTCCGATCTGCCTACGCATGGGAACCTACGCACTGGGCAACGGGAAGAGCGGCAAGGTAAATCGCCTGATCCGCCGTTTCTCGTATAACGGACGGAAGATGCTCCAAGAGTTTGGCAACGACCTCACCAAGGAAGTTAAAGACGAGATGCTTGAGAAGCCGGATCAGCGCTGGCTCGTCTATAATCTCATCGAGCCGGACAAATACGGTGAAGCCCCGGCAGACTCCATGACACAGGGTATGCGACTGTCTACCGAATTCCAGTTCCGCTCGATCTACTGGATCGCGGCGAATAAAAAAGGCAACTCGGGGATACTCAGGATCACGGGGTACACGATCAATCCGATCATCGCACCGCGCATGGACCGCGAGACCGGTGATGTCTACGGCATCGGTCGCGGACACGAAGCCCTGGCCTTGATGAAGGGACTTGACGCGACCATCTATGACGGGCTCCAGATGTCCAGCCACGCCGCGGAACCGCCTGTACAGGCCAGCAGTGACTTTGCCGACAAGGGTATCAACCTAGACCGCGGCGGTATCAACATCAGCGGGAATACCGCCGGAGAACAATCGTTCATCAAGGCGATTGACCTCAACGCGGGGGAAGCCATCAAAGTTTGCGAGTTCAACCAGAGCAAACTCGAAGCCAAGATTTCGCGTACGTTCTACAATGACATTTTCTCAGCGATCACGATGTCCGGCGCGGACACGCGCATGACAGCGGCTGAAATCTATCAGCGGACGAGCGAGTCCCTTCTTATGCTCGGCCCCGTGCTTTCCAGCATCGACGATGAATTCTTAGACCCATTTATCAATCTCGTTTCCTTCTTTGCTGAAAAGAACGAGATCATCACCGTACCGCCAGAAATCGCCGAGGACATCGCCGATCTTGATATTGAGTACATCTCCTCCGTCCATCTCGCCCAGAAGGCGAGCGAGCTTGGCGTCCTCGACCGCTTCATGAGTTTCACGGGCGGTGTCGGCCAAGCGGTGCCAACGGTTTTGGAAAACGTCAACTTTGATTCCATTGTCAGGCTGTACGCCTCGATGCTCGGCGTCAAGGAAGAATGTCTTACCGACCTCGAGGAGACCCAGACCAACCGGAAGCGTCAACGCCGTGCGGCCGCAACCGTGATCCAGAATGAGCAAAGCCTGAAGGAAGCAGAGACGCTCGCCAAGGTTGGCGGCACATCCCTTCAAGGCACGGTTGCCGGAGCCCTCGCCGGGATCGGAGGCCAGCAATGAGTTCAGCCACCGCAAAATTTTTAGCCACGCACACGCCCTCGGCCATTGCCGCGCAACAAGCCGCCCAGGAGAAAGAGACCAAGAAGATTCTCGCTGATAGAGACATGAAGGGACGCGATCTCCTGTCCGACAAGGCGACCTCCGATCATCTCGCCGACCTCTGCCTGAGCATGGGCTACATTGGCGGGTGGGATGGTCGCGTAGATGACTACAATCAGGGCGTGCTCCACGCGGCGCACATGATCGTCGAGAGTTTAGGGAAAAAGAATAAGACACGATTCATTAAAATCATTGCCGAGCGCGCGGCTAAACGCGTCAGCCAGTAAAAAAGGAAAGTCATGAGTACACCAGCACCAGCAGCACCCGCTCCAGCACCGACCCCGGCACCCGCCGCGGCAACAGCACCGGCACCCGCGCCGACACCTGCTCCAGCTTCATCGGCCGCAGGGGAGCCGACTCCTACACCTGCACCCGCACCCATACCTACACCTGCACCACAGGAACTGGCCTCAGCCGTGGACGCAGTCCCACCGGCGACACCACCTGCCACGGTGACACCTCCGAAGCCAGACGAGGAACCCAAACCGACTGACGAGACCCCGCTGTCTGACGAAGATTTTGCAAAGTCCGTATCGCTCGGGGACGGCGATGAATTCAAGGGCGTGACGCTAGACCCCGACATCATCAAGACGCTCCTCCCGGTCGCCAAAGAACTTGGGCTGAAGCCTGACGCGCTCAGCAAGCTCGCCCAAGCCCATACCCGCGCGATCATCGCGGACAACGCCAAGCGTGTTGCAGCCGAGCAGGCCCAGTTCCGACAGGACTTTGAGACCCGCCGCACGGCAGCGATCGAAGCGATGGGGCCCGAAGGCCTCACCCAGGTCCGCGCAGCGCTCAGCAAATATGTCAAGCCGGGTTCATTCCTCAAGCACATGATCGACATGGGCCTCGGCAACGACATCGACTTTTTGAACATGGCCAGAGATTTCGGAAAGCTTATCACCCCTGACGGGGCGGCAGGTGCGGACGCCGGAAGCGGCGCACCTGGCAAGTACAATTGGAAGGATCATTGGGGCAAGACGGGTGTCTAGTTCTTGATGGTCACCAAACAACGCGGCGACGCCGCAGAAGGAGCCAGATATGGCAACAAAAGGTAGTAACATGCTCACCTTGCGCGATGTGAAGAGCGGCAAACTTCCAGACGGTAGCTATGACAAAGCCATCGTTAATATGATGTTCGCCGAGAACCCTTCTCTTCGTGACATTCCTTGGCGGGAATGCAATGACGGATCACAGCACATCTCGACCATTCTCACGGGAATGCCGGTCGCTGTGTTTAAAGAATTCTACAAAGGCGTCCCTGCCTCCAAGACGGGCAAGAAGCAGGTTGCCAATGCAACCGGCAAGCTTGGCACCAAGATGATCTTCGATTACGAGCTGTATGAGAAGGAAGTTGGAGAAGGTACCGGCGTGGAGTTCCTCGCAGCCGAAGCCGCCGCCCATGGCGATGCGCTCGGACAAGCAGCCGCGACCGCGCTGTTTTATGGTCGCGTCAAGGATGACCCCAAGGGTATCAACGGCTTTTTCAAGTCGTATGCATCCTATGGGAGCATCTCGACCGACCCCAAGACCATCGGTCACTACGTGATCAACGCCAAAGGCACGGACGCCTCGACCGCAGCATTGCGCTCGATCTTCCTGGCCGGCTGGGGCGAACGCTCGATGTTCGGCCTTGTGCCCAAGGGCATGCCCATGGGGCTCAAGCAGGGCGCGATTCAGCAGCAGCAGCTCGCTGACGACGACGGGAACCTGTTCAACGCAGGTATTCAAGACCTGAACTACAACCTCGGACTTTGCATCAAGGATTTCCGGTATGGTTCTCGCATCGCGAACATCCAGCTGGACAAGTGGGATGCAAGCGGGGCACCGGACTACTGGGACCAGCTGACCAGCGCGAAGATCCGCGCGAAGACCGGCGGAGAGGTCAAACGTTGCTGGTACATGTCGAAGACGACATGGGAGATTATTGCCCGCGTCCTCAGCAAGACCACGCGCGCTAACGCCATGACGTATGGCAACGTCAATGAAGATATCCCGGACACTCTCCTGGGTATCCCGGTCGCGGTCGAAGACGCGCTGGAAGTCAACGAGACGGCCGTCGCGTCCGTGTAACCCACAAGGGGTGGCAACACCCCTTCAACTTCACTCTCTAACGGAGAAATGAAAAATGCGTAAATCAGCTCAAGATACATTCTGCAGCGCGAAGGCGCTGACAAATGGAACGACCGAAACTACCGTCGAGACCGTCAGCGACGTCCTGGACTTCGGCGCACACGGCGACGACATCCTGTTCAAGTTGTTTCTGGTTATCCAGTGCGTTACGGCTATGGTCTCGCAGTCCGCGAAGCCCAGCACCGTCTCGATCTACTGGCAGACCAGTGCAGCCGAGGCGATGTCCAACGCCGTCGAAACCCTGCTCACGCCCACCGCGCTCGGCGACGCCGCGTGCGCACTCAAGGCGTTTGTTGTGGCCAATGCGACATTGCCCCGCAATCTCAAGCGGTACAACCGTCTCAAATTCGTCCTGACTCCTTACGATTCAGGCGGAACCGAGGCGTATCCGACCACCGTTCCCGTGTTCACCGCGTTCATTACGGACAACCGTGAAGAACCCTTGGACTAAGTAAGCAAAAACCTTCCCGGCGGTTCCAAAACAGCCGCCGGGAAGACCTCTATCAGGAGAACCCACACCATGAAGATGATTTGCACCGCAACCTGCCAATACAAAGGCGTCACCCGGTCAGGCACCATTCTTGACATCCCGGAAGCCGAGCTCACACTCGACATCGTCAAACACAATTTCAAGCCGACTGAGCAGCAGGCCCCTAAGCCGTTGACATTCGGAAACAAGCCGAATGTCCAGACGACACCGCCACCTGTCGTGACCATCGGAAACGAAAAGAAAACCCCCGATCCGGACGGAGGCGAAGCGGCTGGGCTGACCAACGGAACCCTAGTTCCTCCGTCCCTCTTCCCGCCCAAGGACGAGACCCCTGATCCGAACGTCCAGACGACACCGCCACCCGCATTCGCGCCTGTATTTCAGGAGATGACGGTCGTTGAGATTAAGAGCTGGCTCGACGCCAAGGGAGTAATCTACCCGGACCGCGCCAACAAAGCCGAGCTTGTCGCCCTCGCGCAAGCCACACTCGAAGCCACGCCTAAAGGGGAATAATCATGGAAGCAATCACCCTGTCCTTTGACGCTACCACACGCAAGCTCGCAGCGCTCCCCATGCTGATGAGCGGGTCCTCCTATACGCTGAATATCAGCGGCTGGACGACCGAGGACGGGGTGGTCTTCTTGACAGACAACCTCGGCAACCCGTTTGCGAACGCGACGATTACCGACGGCACCGGCACACTCGCACTGAATACCGCTGAGATCATCGCGCAAGCCCAGGCCCACGCCATCGGGTGCGCACTACCGTACACCGTCACCATCTGGTCAGACGACGCCGCGGCCAACGTCGCCATCGGACAAGCCCAGATGATCGTCTGCCCTGCAGCCGGCACGACGACCGAGATGTATCAGTTCAAAGGCGCAAAAGGCGATACCGGCGCAAAAGGCGATACCGGCGCCACGGGAGCAACAGGGGCCACCGGTGCCACCGGGCCCGCAGGAGCAACCGGCGCGCAGGGTCCGGCTGGAGCCAACGGCACGAACGGAGCCAGCGGCGCCAACGGCACTGACGGCACTGACGGCGCGTCAGCCTTTGAAATTTGGATCGCTGAAGGCAACACGGGCGACGAGGCCGACTTTTTAGCCAGCCTCAAGGGAGACGCCGGGATCCAAGGCATTCAAGGGATCCAAGGCATCCAAGGGATTCAGGGTATCCAAGGACCTCAAGGCCCCAGCGGTTCCACCGGCGCGCAGGGTATCCAAGGCATTCAAGGCATCCCCGGTCTCGGCTTCACGCAGAACGCCGTGGATCAGATCGCCGCGCTTGCCGCGCTCGAAGATCCAACCAGCACAGAGATCGTTGAACGGCTCAACCAGATTGTTGCGATTTTGAAAGGATAAACCATGAAACGTATTTTTGCCCTCTTACTCGCTGCTAGCCTCATTTCAGCCTGTGTTACAGCGCAGACCACATCTAATGCCGCGCTGCGTCTATCCTCGGTTGTCGTCACGAATGAGCAAGACCTAGTGGGTATCGAGTTTGCCAGGACGAACCACGTAGAAAAAATCTACGCGCCAGGCTCTGCGACCACATGGATCGATGGGGCTGGCAACCAGTATGTGATCAGCAACTTCTGGAACATGACCTTCTCGGCTGACTTCCCCGGCCAAAACGTTGCAACACAGCCAGCGCAGACCAATTATATATTTACGTCGCATTCTTATGTTTACATGGAGGGAGTGTCTGAATACTGGATTCGTTGGCAAATTGGCCTCGGTGGCATTTATCATTTTCCGGGAGGGTTCTATAATTGCGAGTGGTACCCGACCACCAATTCACTTGTTTTAGACCCAGACATTGCAACAGGTGCAGCAGGGTATGCCTATATCACCTATCGGACGACTACCAATCTGGTCGGGACGTTCGCATTAGAGTCTTCAGTTTTAGCCACAAAAGAACTTCACGCAGACAGCTACACAAATGTTATTTGGAAAACAGTATTTTCGAACGGTTGGATGTGGTTAGTGGCCTACACAAATACGCCATCTATTTAGGAGTAACCAACAATGAAACCTGTCACACTTATAATTATAGCCTTAGCGATAATCTGTCTCTTCGCACGTTTCAGCTATGGCCAGTCCCGTCAAGTGATCATAGTGGACCAAAACGGAAACATCCAGCCCGCGGGCTACGTCGCCGGACTGACCGACATCGCCCAGGCGGAAGCGTCTGCAATCATCGCCACACAATCGGTCGCGCTTGCCGCCCAGACCATGAACGACGCATCCAACGTTGTGTCCGATGTTGTCGCCGCGCTAACAGGCGCTTATGGTTTCGCTTATGTGACGGGCCACGTCGTCTCCTTCAGCGGCGCTGTCAGCGTGAATACCAACGCAGCGGCGTACATACAATTTCTGGAGCTAGGCGCAGCCGGGCAGAATGTACAAACCAATGGTGCCGCTCACGATGGGCATTATGTCTGGCACTATTACACGGCGGCGATGAATTCAACGCCGTGGATCAAGTATCAGCGCGTACTCGGTCCAACCAACTCATGGGAGTTTGTAGATTTACAGACAACACAGGAGTATACCGACACTACGGTTAACGGAGTGCGTTATGACACGATCTACAGAAGCACCGTCTGGCTGCCATCGACCTACTCTACTGCCTTTTTTATGGCGTTTTGTGACGTGTTGCCGGGTGGTCAGGCCGGTGCAACCCTCGACATCAAGGGCGGGATCACGATTGAAGGCCAACCCCTCGTTACTCGTGTATACACCAATCTTAATAACCAGATCGAAATTTACCACACCGGTCTTTTAAAACAGGTAATAAATCCATGAAAATCACTGCGAACAAAGTTTTCTTTTCGACTCTCATGATTGCACTCAGCTGGAACGCCTACCCGACACAGGCGGCTAAGAACTCCGGCGGGTTGCACCTGAGCGTACCTATCGAGACTCCGGATGGTGTACACTTCTCCTGGACCGGCGGCGCAACGAACACAACCTACAGCCTCTGGCGCAAACTGTATAACGATGGAACGTGGGAACGGATCAAGATGGGGTTGCAAGGCACAAGCGGAGCGACAGACGTTCCGGGGTTCACGCTTGATAACGACTGGGAATACAAAATCCAAGCGGAAGTACCCGAATGAAAAGAGTAATAGCAATAGTGATGCTGTTTTCTTTTTCCGCGCTCGCTCAGACATCAAACGTCGAGAGGGTCAAGGCATGGGTGCGCAATCCTGTCATGGGCGACGTCGAGACCGGCGAACTGCGTGACACCTCCGGGCTCATCGCCGAAGGCCAGCGCGCCACAGCCATCGAGGCCGCACTCCAGCAGTCAACCAACCTGATTAATGCCGCACACACCGGCCTTACCAACGCCCTGCAGTCGCTCTACGCTGTCACTAATCGGACAGCGGAATTTACAGGCAGAATCTATATTGCTGCCGACATGGACGAAGCAGAGGGCTATAGCAATATTTGGATGTCCACAAGCAGGGAATGGGTGGAGGATACCACCAATGTCCACTATTGGATATATAGCAACTACAATCTTGCAACGTGTCCGGCTACACTATGGGATTTTGAATTGTCTCCGACCGAGATCGTCTACGTAGCAGGAGAAATACAGAACGGCGGCAATGCTGTTACCAACATCAACAGCATAAATCATTTTCACGTCAAGGTTCCACGCCCATTGGCCGCGGCCAACGTTGTTATCAGAACGCATAAGCATCTCAAGATTGGACACGCAACTAAGCCGCTTGATCTTGCCCATGCTGGCATGACTCTGGACGGTGCCGACCTTTTCACCGGAACCATCAGCGAGACCAACGGTGCCCGGGTTGTCACCCGCACCTACTCGAGCGGTACCCTCGAAACACTAACAGACACAACAGGAGAATAAAATGTTTATCTCGATACTTGCAGCAGTCGCTGTCGTCGTAGCTCCAGTTCAGAAGCCAAAGGGGCCGCCAAAGATCCTCGACTACGAACAGCGCAAAGCTCTCTCCCGCATTACATCAAAAGGCTTTATTGTGAGCCAGATGGATTTGCCAGATGGACGCAAGGAGCTCACCTGGACAAACGGCAAAGACACCGTCGTGACAACGCAGAAGATCGAGCGCGTCAACGGCGGTAAAGCCAAGGATGCAAGGCGCTCGGAGATCGAAGCGGTCAAGGCTGAGCGTGACGCGGCAAAGGCGGAACGTGACTCGGTCAAGGCTGAGCGTGATTCGGTCAAGGCGGAGCGTGATCTAATCAAAGCCGAGAACGCAGACCTAAAAGCCAAAAAGGATAAGGCCGTTAAATGATTTCCGGGTAAGGTGCCCGGACGCCCTGTCGGTTTCGAGAGTTCTTTTCTTCGCAGGGCGTAACTTATAAGGAGTGACAACATGACAAACGACGACGTCCAGCAGCTTATCCTAAACAAGATCACATCCCTCGAATTGAAGGTTGACACCATGATCCGCGAAGGTTGCGCGAAAGCCCCCGGCCACGCACTCGTCGAATCACAGCAAGCTGGGCTGTTCAAACGCATCCGTGAGCTGGAGCTCGCCCAGGCGGAGGGTAAAGGCAAGCTGGTTGTCGTCGTCGCCATCATTTCGATAATCTTCACAGCCTTTCTGACATGGCTCGGAAAACATTTCTAAACCCCAAACAAAGGAGAACAAAAACCATGAGTGACCTGATCATTAAACTACTGAGCACCGACGCGGCAATTACGCTGATCGCCGGGCTATTCGCGACCTACCTGGTCCGATTCCTCGCCGCTAAGGAAGCCGGCGAGAAGTTCAAGAAGTATGAAGGCTATGCCATTACCGCAATCAAGGCCGCCGAGAAGGCGATCCCGGACGAGACTCCCAACAAAGGACTCAACCGCCTGGATTTCGCAATGAAAATGTTTCTCGCGAAGTACGAACAGGCCACAGGTGTTAAACCCAGCGATGCCGAAGTCTCCAAGATCGAATCATGGATCTCGCAGATCCACTCCGTCGTGGAAGCATCAGGCATGCTGACCGGAGCAAGAATTCAATGAACAAAACCAAACCCGACAAAATGAAGGAGAAGCAAACCAAGATGAAAGAAAAAAAAGAGAAACTCGCACAGAAACTAAGGGGCGCAGTCAAGACCGTCGCAACAGCAACAGCCTTGCTCGTTATCCTCGGCGTGGTTACAGGGTGCCAGAACACCAAACCAGCAAGCCGTAGCAACGAAGCCACTTACGGTGATCTTAAACCTAACATCGTCGTCAACGGGTCCTCGAACACAGTTTACATTACCATTGACATCGGTGATGGCGTCTACGCGGACGCGTCAGGCGGCGGTGACAGCCAGGACACGACACCCACCCAGACCACGGACACCAAGCCGGAAGTCGCGGTCGGCGTCGGCGGTGGCTCAGCAGGGACCGGATCGTCCACCCCGGCGGCAGGCCCACTCGAGAAGGCCGCCAAATCAGTCGGATTGTAACCCCACAAGGAATTATACCATGCACAAGATCATGTTTATTCTCGCACTACTCACCGCGACCTGCCTTCGGGCAGGTGTTGCGGAGCAAACACTCGCCTTGCCAGCCTACACCACAAACGCCACCAGCACCGTGGCGGTCGGCGACCGTGACGCGTATGCCAAAGAGATTGACTCCGTCAAACTCGCCGTGTCCGGAAAGACCGACACGAACATCCTGCTAGTGGTGACGCTCCGTCAGCCCTTCGACGGGTTGACCCACACCATCACCGAGCAGACATTCACGGTCGACGGCGCCACGTGGGGCTACCCGCGGAACGCCATCACGACCAACTGCAGCGAAAGGTTTTTCACGGATGCTGTGACGCTGTCGTGCGCGTTTGTTGTGGCGACCAACACCGCCCAGGCAACCGCACTGACGAACGCGGCCTCCGTCTCGCTTCGAATGATGATTAAGTGAGGACACCGACATGAGCGCAACCACCAGTCAACTCGCGGTCGCGAATGAGGCTCTTGCCGAGCTCAAGCAGCTCGAAGGGATCACCGCTATATCCGATCAGCCCGGCGACGACCCGCTACAGCGGTATGTCGCACGGTTCCTACCGTCCGCGCTTCTGACCGTCTTACGCGCGCATGACTGGCCGTTCGCCCGTAAACGTCTCTGCATCGCCGCGTGCTATTGCTCGGAGACGTTTACATGGTCGGTTGCCATCCCGAGTGACTGCGTGCGCGTCCTGACAGTCACGCTTGCAGGACGCCCGGTCAGCTTTGAGCGCATCGGTACCAATCTTGTGCTTTTGTCAGACGCGGACGAGATGCTCTACACCGAGAACGTGCAGGACATCGATCTCTGGGACCATCTTGCCCGGCAAGCCCTTGTCATGAAACTCACCGCTCGCCTCGCCGAGCCTGTCTCTGGACGATTGAACGCCTGGGAGAAATACGAGAACATGTATAACCGAACACTGACAGAGGCGCGGATCGCGGCGGGCCGCGAGGCGCATCGGCATTATGGAACGCGCAAGAATGGATCACCTTACTACCCGCAAGCCATGCTTGGCGACACAGAGGGAATAGTCAACTATCACATGGAAGAAACGAGACTTATACCGTGCTAAAGATCACACAGCATAGTTTTGCAGGCGGGCAGCTTGACCGCGCTCTTTTGGGTGGACGTCAGGACATCCAAAAATATTATTCTGGAGCCTCGAAGCTCGAGAATTACATTGTCAAGCGTCAAGGCTGCGTGAGCAAACGCCCTGGGACAGATTTCTGCTTTGACGCGACCGCGAGGCTGACCTACACGGAAGGCGAGACCAGCACAGTAACGACCTCCTACCGCCTCGTCGGATTTATTTTCGAGAAAACATACGGCTACGCCGTTTTAATCACCCACGGACGCATCACGATATACGCCAAGGACGGGGCAACGCCACAGGAAATCGACGACAGCCCCTACACGGAAAATGAGATCAAGAACCTCGGAATCTGCCAGAGCGGGGATACCCTTTTTATTGCCAGCAAGTACCAGGTTCCACACAAGCTGATCAGAAACTCTGACGGCACGTTTATCCTGCAGGAGATCACCTTCTCCAACAGCCTGCCCGTTCCGGCAGTCGCATCACTGACCGTGACCAACCCCACAAGTGGGACCGCCGATCGCACCATCGCCTACGTCGTGAGCGCCGTATTCGACGACGGCGAATCCCTGCCGTCCACCCCGGCGGAAGTCACCTACAAATCACCCTGGGCATCCGGCATGATCATCAAGGTCACGATCACACCGCCGACAACCACCCCACTTTATTACAACATCTACAAGAAGACACAAAACTACTATGGACTGATCGGCTCAACCATGTCGGCCACCGCCCAGATCCAGGCGACGGCCAGCTCCGCGACCGTTACAGAGAAGCAGACGAATGCAACGTCGTCAATTTTGTGGAAACAGCCGCTCTGGGACACCGATGCCGAGGTAACCGGTGTTTTTTCCTCCACCTCCATGGTTCAATGGGGATACAAGCGCGGCGCAGTCGTCGTCCTTTCCGGCGACCTCGTCCTCGCACTGACAACACCCGCCACATTTCAGAGGATCAGAATAGGCCTCGGCTACTGCGCCACCCGAAAATACTACTACAATGCCAGCTATACGCAAACCCGCTGGAAGACAGCCCTCTACGCCACCAAGGCGAGGAAGATCAGCGTAGTCGTCGGCTTTACAACCGGCAACCCAGTGACAATCGACAGCGCCCTCTTTGACCAGATCGCCAACGGAGCAAGCACCGATGAGATAGATCACCAGTACCCTGGATTCATGGACTCGCCGGACACCGCCAGTGAGACACAGGCATACAACACGATGGTCATACGTCCTCACAAGCTATACGTAGACATCGACATGCCGACAGGAGAGACACGGCTAGCCAACAGCATCACCATCAAGGGATACACCGACAACGCCAAGACAACAGCCTGTACAGGCGACGTCACTTACACCAGTAGCAAAAACGCAGAAAACTGGTGGACGTACACACTCTCCGTAACCGGCAACCCGATGATCATCAACGGTGTGGAGCTCCTCGCAGTCGGCGCAGCCGTACTGACTTTTACGGACGATTATATTACTCCGAACATCGCCGTCTCGCCGCCCAACCAGACCGAGCTGTTCAAACCGGACGGAGAACTCCCAGGCCTCGTCACCCTCTACCAGCAGCGGCTTATGTTTGCCAGCTCCCTGCAATCTCCCAGCAAGTACTGGTTCAGCAGGCCCGGTGCCCTCGATGATTTCTCCTCCTCCGACGTGATCACCGAGGCCGACCCGATCATTGCCAGCCTACCGCTCACCAGCGGACCGCGCATCAACCACATCATCGCCCAGCGCGACGTTCATCTGTTTTGCGAATCCAGCGAGTGGAACCTCAAGCCAACCAGCGGGAACAGCCTTAGCTACAAGACCATCCAGACCCAGATGCAATCCGCCTCAGGAAGCGCAGACTGGCTCCCGCCAGTTCCATGTGGAACATCCCTCTTGTTTGTCGAAAAAAGCGGACGCTCCGTTCGTGAATATAAGTATGACTACGCCAACGACGGGTTCGCGGGAAGGGACATCTCTATCGTCTCAGCCTCGCTTTTTGACGGCGTGTATATTGTCGACTGGGCCTACCAGCAGCACCCGGACAGTATCGTATGGTGTGTCATGTCAGACGGCACCCTGCGCGGGTTCACGTACATGCCAGAGCATGAAGTCTATGCGTGGTTCAAATGCTCCACAGAGAACGACGGAAAAGCACTCGCCATCTGCTCTACAGACGCCCTCATTGGCTACAACGGTTTCAACAATACGAGCGAAATCTTTGTGCTCATGCAGCGCGGGGCCACGTATACGATTGAACGCATCCGACCGGAGGCCACGACCGAGACACTGCTTTCGCGCGTGCTGCGCCTGGATGCCATGCGCGAGATCACCGCCGGTGAGGCAGAGACCATACCCACGGGATATATCGCGCTCAACAAGGCGACCGGACTGCAAGTCCAGGCTCTTGTTCAGGGAACCGTCTATATTTTAGGGATTCCAATCGCGGCTGAACTCCAGACCGTCCACCCTGAAATTGAGCAAGGCTCCACCATCCAGCAAACCGCGAAAGCCGTGGTCAGCGTCGGCCTTCGCGTTCAGGATGCCGAAGGCCTTAAAGTTCGTATCGGATCACAGGCATCCAGCAAAGGGATTCCTGTCCACAGCTGCAAAGAAACTATCACGGCTGCAGTATCCCCGGACACAGAGGCGACAGTCGCCCTCGCAGCAGGAGATTTCGAGCTCATGCCCACACAACAGAACTCCAGCGACGCACGCGTAACCATCCGTGATGACGGCCCCTTCGGATCCACGATCTTATCAGTCTCCACTGTCCTGTCCATTCAGAACCTCGACGGATCAGAAGGTTAACCATGACAAAACGAATTTACACAGATGCGACCGATGCAGACTTCATCCGGTTGAAACCTCACATGAGATCGCTTGATCGGGACATCCTTGCCGACATGGGCCAAGACCCGGAGGCGGAGCTCCAGGGGACATGGGAAGCAGCTCAGATTAAAAAGCTTGTGACCATCCCGGCGACACGGAACGAGCTCGGGATTAATCTCTCGATGCATCCCTACATAGACGACCAGACAAGCTTGTGGACTTTCCTGACGTTTTTGAGCCTCGACAGCGAGCGAGTCGCTTTTGTCCGGAACACGCGGAGTGTGATCCGGGAGCTCTTCCAGTTTGAACCTCCCCAGGTGACGCGCGCGTGCAGCGTGATCCCGTGCGCCTTTGTTCAGAGTTTGCGCTGGCACCAGCGCGTGATCAGGTCGCATATATTGTTTGATTTCGAATACCTCAGCCAAAAACACATACTGGTTGAGATGCGAAAGGAGTGGTACTAATATGGCAGCAGGCATGGGAATCGCATCAATGGCATCCGGCATTGCTGGAGGCTGGATGTCCGCCATCGGCGGCATCGCCCAGGCACAAGAGCAAAAGAACCAGCTCGACCAGCAGGCTGAATACGAACGCTATCAGGCGCTGATTAACGACCGCCGGGCAGCCGACGCCCAGACCGCCGGAGAAATCGAGGCTGAGCGCCGAGCCAAGCAGATCGCTGTGGATGTCGGCGGGAACCGCGCCGCCTTCGCCGGGAACGGACTCCTGCTCGACACTGACGGCACGTCAGCCCTCGTCGAAAACGCCACCCTTGAAGAGGGCTGGCAGGACATCGGCATCATCAAACAGAACGCCGCCAATCAGGTTTGGGGCTTCCAGACCAACGCCGTCATGCAGCGAACCTCGGCGAACGAAATGAACCGCCAAGGTAAGAAAGGCGTCAAGGGAGCCAGAGCCATGGCCATTGCCAGCATCATGACCGGACAGGGTGCCAGCACCGGAGGCATGCAGTCCTACTTGAGTGGTCGCGAAGGTCAAAACAGAGAGTCCGCCGCCACCTACAATCCGTCCGGGGTATCCGGCAATAAATCGTCCTTCACTATTAACACTTACGGCAAATCCTACGATCGCGCCTACGCATAAAGGAACCCTATGCCACCAGACATCAGACGCGCTACCGAGCAAAAGACCACGCTTCCGGGCATTCAAACCCCGTATGTCGCGGACACGACAGCCCCCGCCAAAGCCCTTATCGAGATTGGTCACAACCTCCAAAGGAATACTGTCTTTGCGCAGATCGGTGACGCGCTTGAACAGCGCAGCAACCGCAAGATCGAAGAGGCGTACATGCGCTACACCGCTGCAAACAATGCACATTTGAACGGTGGGGCCTATAACTTGTCCGATGATCCTGAGGACCAGTACGAGGGTGGAGCCTATATCACGAAGCGCGGGAAGCTCGCCCAGGGATCAGACGAAGAGTATCGCAAGGCCATGGACGGCGTGAGAGACACACTCACCAAGAACATGTCCACGCGCGAGCGGGCTGAATTTGACAAGATAACCTTCCGGCTCAAAGAGTCCGGGCTTGCAAGCCTTAAACACAACATCACCGCCGAGACCATGCGCTATGATTCGGAGCTCGTGGACGCTACGCTCAAATCAGCGGCAGACTCCAACCTGACGCAAGCCCTGAAGTCCTACCAGCAGATGCAATCCTTTAACGGCGGAGCCCTGGACATAGCCAGCCGAGAAGCCATTACAACCGGCGACACGGACAGGCTCGCAACCCACCGGGACGCAGTCGCGAAACAATCCGAAGCAGACGCCATCCGGACGGTCAATGAATGGTATAACGGTAACATGCAAGAGATTAACAGAGCTGCCGACTTCATGCGCGCCCAGGGCATGGACGAAAAAACCATTGATTGGAGAGCCAAGGAGTTCCTCTCGCATCAAGCCGCTAGCATGGCGCAGACGCTCATGGATAACGGCATGATCGAGTACGCGGACAAGTTCATTGCCAATGCCGAACAAGTCGGGCTATCCCCGAGCGTCAAACCGGCGCTCACCGCAAGATTGGACAACGCTAAGGCCGGGCATCTAGCCAACATGATGGGCCTTGCAAAGAGCGAACCTGACCTCGATAAACAGGAGACACTCCTGCAGGCCGCCGAACGGACCGCGCGCACCTTTAATGTCGACGGGAAACTCCTCGGCGTGATCACGGAAGAGGTGGGAGTGATCCGCTCCAGAGCACAAAGAATGGAAGCTGAATTAGTCCTTCAGTCGCTTGTCGAAGGTAAGAACTACATCCCTGGTATCAAGAGTGCCGAACGAATGCAGACCGCGCTTAAAATGGCGCAGCCCAAGTTTGAGGAGCTTAAGCGCAAGGAGCTCAATCGCACCCTGACCGGCAATAAAGAGTACATCGCCGGAATGATAGGGGCCGGAGCGTGGCTTGATCCAGAGGGTAATGTCACCGCCGTTGATACCGAGAGCCAAAAATCAATCCTAAGGTCCGCACTTTATGAAGGGCAGATACGCATTCCGGACTACACCGCGCAGATGGCTAAGATTAAGAGCATCGAACAGTCCGGCCAAAAAGAACAACACTTAAAGGCGGCCGCCGAGATATGTTCTGTACTTGGAACCGAAATCAAAGCCCTTTGGAAAGATTCCCTTATCACGTTGGATGAAAAAACAGACCACAACAAAAAGCTGTCATCCTATTCCTTTACCGAGACCGAAACAAAGCTGGTCGACGAGATGGCGCCGGGATCAAATGCAGGAACCTACACGGGCGTTGGCTTTATCCCATCGGTCTCAAAACCTACAGGACGGAAGATTGAGCAGACAACCCAGATCAAGCGCAAGCGGGATATTTTTGCCGGAGACATTCCAAAGCTTGTCAATCTGCTCATCGCGGCTGATTCCGCGGACGGCCTCCTGGTCGACCTCGACGGAAACCCAGCGACACCCGCGACTAAAGTTGAACGCCAGAAGTTCAAAGAGCAACTCTTCCGCGACCTCAAGAATAAGGTTATGTCCGTGGACATAGATACACAAGCCAAGGGGATTTTTGAAGCACTCTCGAAACGAGCAAGAGACACCCGTGTTTTAGAGGCGACCTCAATCAGTAAAAACGCAGGACTCGGACTGCCAGCCAGCGAAGCCAATCAATCGGAGCAAAATAATGACAATTAGTCCGGCACTTCTGAAAATACAACCAGGCGACGACCTAGCCAAACTATCCAACATCCCTGACAAGACACTCCTCTCTTTCGATCTTGCGACACCCGACAACGCTCCCGACGAGTGGAAGCAGGCAGCGGCCCGCCGGGTCTCATCCGCGATAGGCGTCCCTGATCCGGACGGCAGGATGTGGAAAGGGCAGTCGTTCCAGACAGGATCCCAGTACCTTGATTTTTTACGCGGAATGGTAAAAAACGGGAACATCTGGGACTACTCAGCCACCCAGGAGCTTAAAGACTTCAGTGCGGCCGACGAGGCTGGACGCGTCGCTATCGCCAGAAAAGCCATGGGATTTGTTGAGAAGACAGCAGACGGTGTATCCAAGGCCGTAATACCGAATGCGTATGGCGTCAAGGATAACGACTCGCTTCTCGCGGGTGCACCTGAAGACGTGATCGAAGCCAATCACAGGTTAAGAAACGACAAAGAAGCATCCGACCGGAAAGCATATACAAGGGTTGGATCGGTCATCGCGTTTGACCGATCACTCGCCGCTTCAACAAAGGATTACCAGCCACGCCCAGAGGAGGAGAGCAAGGCTGATCGCGAGGCAGTTGACACCTGGAGAGCCAAGAAAGAGGACACATCCCTTGCCGCCGCCCACCATGAGAAGCTCATGAGGGATAATGTCTGGGCGTTATGGCTTACCCTGTCTCCATCCCTTTCCGACAAAGGCCGTGAAATCGCCACCGGTGTTTTTGAAAACCGCAAACTGAAGAGCAGGGATATTGCAGACTTTCAGCGCCTCGATGAAAAAGAACAGGCCGTCATTACCAAGCTCGCCCGTATGGCTCGCAATCCTGTTGAGGGAACATTTTGGAACACCATGGGAGACTCAGGGATTGGTTTTTTGAACGGCGTTCTTATGACACCGGTCAACGCCATAAAACAGGTACCGCGGCTCGGTGACGGCATAGACCGGATGATATTCGGCAAAAACTCGCCTCTCCTCGCTGATGCCTCCGAGATGAACCGCAAGGCGCGGGAAGAGCAGCGGCTCATGGAGGCGCTCGACGATCAATCCGGCATCAATCCGTCCGGAGCCGAGCATGGCTATCTTGCCCGCTCGATCATCGGCGCAGTCTCCACGCTCCCTTATATGGGCTATGCCTCCATCCCTTACGTGGGGGCGGCCACAGTCGGTCTTGATTTCATGCAGCAGCTTGACGACCGCATCGCCTCAGAAGGCGGAGACATCTACGGTAAGGATCCTGAATGGCTCGCCCAGAAGGCAGTCTACGGGGCTTTGTACGCTGGCATTGAAAAGCTTTCAGCCGTCCCGATTTTCAAAGAGACAGGCGACATCGGTTTAAAAATTATGTTTGCCAAACTGGCAACCAGCCATGGCGCGGCCGCAGCCGAGAAGCTTGTAGCACACATCGGAAAAGACACCTTTGTTGAATCCCTTGAAGAGTCCGCACAGAAGGTTATCGAAGAGCACGCGAAATCAGTCGGACTCGACAGGGGCCCAGAGTGGCGCGAGGCCATAAGGGGCGGCGTCCGCGAGTTTGCAGAGTCGCTCGGGACCATGGGGATTATCTCCACCATCGGAGCCGGACGGCAAGCCTATTCCGCACGCTCCAAGACAGGGCGTGACGCGCTCTATAATACGGCCGTCGCATCCCTGCAACGCGAATCGTTTCTAACCTCTAATCCTTACACGGGAGAGGCTAACAGTCCCGAAGCCAAACTGGCAATTGCCTCAACCATTAATGACTACAGGTCATCATGGGAGAAGGGCGGCCAGCAGGAGCTCGTCAAGCAACACCAATTAACAGAAGATCAGGCATCCATCCTCAATCATATATTTGGCGGCGAAAAAGAGTTTGAGGAGGTTGGTAAATTTATCGACGGGCGAAACATTTATATGCGAAGCGCAAGCTTGGGTATCGCCCATGAAGACGCTACACCGGAAAGCATTCGCGCATTAGTCGCAGAGACTGGCCCTGAAGCGCAAGCGAGACTTGTCGCCAAGGGATTTACCGAGGAAGGAGCTTCCCGTGTCGCCCAATACTTTACCTCCGAAGCCGAGACACAAAGCAAACAGGAGACCATCGTTAAGGCGGTCCGCAACAGACTTGGCGAGGAGTGGGCCAACGGCGACCCCGTCGCCAAGGCCATCTCCACAGCGGAATCCCTGCAACCGCTGCGCTCACTCTTCCAGCGGTCCGGCACCGTCAAGGCAGCGACCAAGGCCTTTGCTGAAATCGGATTTGACGAGAAACAATCCGCGTCACTCGCCTCGGCCTTTGAACAGGAGAGGAAGCTCGCGACATCTCCTGAAGCGGCCGCAGCCTTCCGGGCTTTCTATCTAGATACCTCCGAAGAGGAGTCTGCCACCCAACGCCTGAAGCGCATGACAGGATTTGAGGCCGAATCCGCGCCGGATCAGGGAGAGGGCGCAGCGCGACTAACCTTGAAAGATGGAAGCGGTAACATTAAAGGCAGTGTCCTTTTTATTCCCGACTACTCGGAAGCCTTTAACCCTGAAGGCGCAAACGCATGGGAAGCAATCGACGCCATACTTCCCGGCGTCATCAGAGCAGACGAATGGAAGCAACTCACGCCGGACCAACGTAAGGAGCGCGCCGACTTTTACGGCTTGCGCGTCAACGGCGGCTTTACTGTCACCAGCGAAACGGATCCCGACATACAGGCCACCGGCGCACAGGCCGACGTGTTGACCGGTAAACTAACACTCACCCCTGACGCACCGTCAGCCACACTCTACCACGAAGCCACCCACGCCTGGCTGGCTGTCATGCGCCACGCAGGGAAGCTTACCGATACAGACGTGCAGAAGCTCCAAGCGCGTTACGGTGTCGCCCAGAACGATCCGTCCTGGTTCAACGAAGAAACGCTTTCAGATGACATCAAGGAAATCGGAGCCCAGCGCGACTTCCGACCGGATCAGTCCATCGCCGCCCGTTTTGTCGACGCGATCAGCAGGTTATCAGGTGCGGCACGGATGGAGCAGATGCACCGCAAAGCCTCTTCAAACGCTTTGCAAGCCCTCTACGAGAACATCGTTTATGGAGCATCCTTTGAAGGCGTTGGAGACTTTGACACCACCAAGGCGGCCACACCCGCGAAAAGCGGAGCCAGTCCCGTCAACGGAGCAACCACAGCCACACAGGAAGAACGGACCAGCGCGGAGGCCGCCCCGACCGAGAAAACACCTAAACAGGAACCCAAGAAGGCTGTTAAAAAAGAAGACCCGACCGCGTGGACGGCGGCAACCCCGCAAGGAAACCTCCGTGTAGGGGGCTATTGGGTGATCGCCCCGCGTAACCGCTTCATCAGTGACACCGATCCGCGGTACGATTTCTCCTTGCAAGGACGCACGCGCGACACAACAGCAGCCAGCGCCGAGCAGGTTGCGTCTATTGCAGCCCAAGGGACGTTTGACCCGCTCCGCCTACTGGATGCACCTGATACCGCCAATGGGGCTCCAGTGGTGTCTCCTGTGACCCTTAAAAATGAAAAGGGAGAAGACGAAACCTTTTATATGGTACTGTCCGGCAACGGACGCTTCAGGGCTCTCGACAAAATTGACGCAGACAACCGGGGTGACGAATACCGCAACCCGATCAAACTCTTTGCCGATGAAAAAGGGATACCCTATAAACCAGAGGAAATGACAGCCGAAGCGAGGCCGAGACTCGTCCGCGTCATCAGCAAGAAGCCGGTCAATGCAACCCTGCAGGAGATCGCAGGTTTATCAAACCAGAACGCTGTTCTACAGATGTCCGACGCGGAACAAGCCTCATCCGACGCGGAACTGATCGAGCGTGACGCGACCGCCGCACTCTTCAGCTCAAACAAAGACGGACTTCCATCCAAAACAGGGAGCGACGCTTTCTTCGCCTGGTTTGCCCGGGCGACGGGTGACGCCTCGCTAATTGACTCCAAGAGCAACCCGACAGCGGCCGCACGGGAACGAGCACGCCGCGCCATGCTGGCCGTTGCCATCGGTAAAGGCAAAGGTGGCAAGGAAACCGTCATGGTCTTCACGGAGACCGCCGAAACGCTTGGACTCGAACGGCAACGCGACGCGCTTCTCATGGCAGCAGGAACACTCTCCGCGCTGGAAGGTAACAAGCCGGACTACGGCCTCTCAAATGATCTATCACGCGCAGCAGCATCCATCCTCGCCATCGCCCGGGACAGGAAAGCCGGCAAGACCATGGACGCGGAAACCTTCATCAAGCAGGGCGACCTCCTTGATCCGATTCCCCAGGCAGTCGCGGAACTCATACGGATCCTCGATGCCAACCGGCCAGCCGAAGGCATCTCCGAAACCTTCCGACGTTACGCCGAGCTGGCCTCGCGCATTGACACCGACACGCCCGACATGTTTGGGGAGCCACCCGCACCCAAGCACGAGCTTCTCAAAAAGGCGCAAGCCGATACCGAGATTGAGACAGGCGGACGCTACAGCATCACCTCCGACAAGCTGGTCGACCGCGTACGCTACTCCATCGCGCTCGCAGCGCGCCGGTATTCACTGGCAACGAACATGCCCAAAGAGGGCGAGCAGGAAATCACCAAGCAACTCGAATTCCTCTTTGCCCGGCAGATCGATCCTGATTATGCCGACAAGATGGAACTCGCTAACCGGAAACGCCAAGCTACAAAGAAAGCCAACCTGAAAGCGAAAGAGGATGCGCGGTTAAATGAGATTCGCGAGGCGACAGCCTGGGCGCTTGCCGATCCATACAACCCCGACGCATGGGAGCGTGCATTCGAGAAGTCCGGCAATACGGTTTCCCGTATCATCCATGACTTTTACAACCCACAGGAAAATCATTTTCCGCACAGCGTTAATGGAGTGCCGCTTGTCGGGCTGAAGGTTGAGACGACACAAGACCTTGCCGGCTTATTCATGCCATTGAGAAACCCGCATCAGGAAAGCATGAAGGTAGCATTTTTCGACGACAAAAACCGCATACTCGGGGCTCAGGTTATCACCCTCGGACTTCTCGACTCAACACCGATACATCCGCGCGAGATGTTTAAAAAGGGCCTCGCACTAGGAGCTACAGGATACATCTTTTCTCACAATCACCCTTCCGGCGACCCGTCCCCATCCAAAGAGGATTTGGAAGCGACGAGACGCATAACAGAAGCAGGGTCGATTATTGGGTTAAAATACATTGACCACATCATCACCAACGGCAACACCTTCTATTCGGTCAAAGGAAACATGCTGCACCGCTTTGACAAGGCTATCACTCCGGTATGGGAGGCCATCCCAAGCGATCAATCGAGGCGCCTACATGGATCACTTGATGCTATGAGCCTTGTCAACACTCTCAAGCAAGGAAATGGAAACTACATTCACGCGATCCTTGTCGATACAAAAAACAAAATTGTCGGTGTCCACAGAATCCCAATCACTGAGAGTTACAAGCCGGAAATAGTAAGAAGCGTTTTTCGCGCGGCTGCCGATAACCCGACATCTGGAATCATCCTTGACCTTTCCGCGGACGGATTGACGGTCAAGGACTTCGAAGACATCAAAAGATCGTTCACGGATACATCCCGGATAATCGGAATACCAATCGTTGATTATATTCACAAAGACGCATTTACTGGATCTATTAAATCAGATAAGACAGGAGCGTTTCTAGCCGCGGCCCCAAAAACCAGTGTCGCCGAGAGCGGCCAGCCATGGACCCGGTACAGCGTCACCGCAAACGCCTTCTCATGGATCAGGGACTTTAACGATGAATCCTTTGGCGATGAAGAGGCGGGGCCGGAGCGCGATACCCGGGAGCGACTTGCAACTGAGTACGCGGAGATCGAGGCGCAGCATACCCACCCGAACGGGACGCGCAAGGATTCATGGATGAAGGCCCCTAACGGGAAACGCACTGACCTTGAAGAAAGGCAATGGGTAATCGTCAGAACGCCATCATTCAAGGCGTGGTTTGGAGATTGGGAAAGCAACCCTGAGAGTGCAAGCAAGGTTGTGGACAAAAACGGAGAGCCGATGGTGGTCTATCACGGGACACAGGAAGCAGGTTTTTCCGAGTTCATCATGCCAGAAGACTCGACAGGCGGAAACGAGAGGCTAGCGATGGGGCACTATTTTGCCGCCCGCGTCACGACGGCCGCCACCTACTCGGGAAACACTGATTTCGCAAATGAGTTTGTCGAATCAGACGAATATGGAAAACCAATCGATATTTATTCAGGCATCTATCCAACTTTTTTAAACATCCGGAACCTTCACACTTTCGATTACGACGGATCAGATTGGGACAAATATATCGACGAAAGCGGACGAACAAGCACAACGCGCACGCTCGCAGGGAAAGCTTTACGAGCAGGAGCAGACGGCGTTCTTTTTAAAAACGTCATAGATATAGGCGGAGAGGCTTTAGACGACGGGAACATTTTTGACCCGGACGACGTTTATGTCGTTTTTTCAAACAACAATATAAAAAGTGCCACATCGAACATCGGCAGTTTTTCAAGCGAAACCGAAGACATCCGCTACAGCATTACCCCGGAGCAGGACGCGGCTTACATGGCGGCTGTGAACGCTGGCGACATGGAGACGGCGCAGCGCATGGTTGACGAGGCCGCGAAGGCGGCTGGGTATACTACCGGGAAGGTTTGGCATGGAAGCACAAGCGAGCCGTTCAACGTGTTTGATTCAGAAAAAGGCCAAGGACAGTTCTATTTCACAGACCAGCAAAGAGTCGCTGGTGAATACGCAATTGACCCAGAAGGCCCATACGTTTCAGAGGACAGCGACCTTTACAAGAAACATGTTCGTCGATTCTTCTTGGATTTTAAAAACCCAAAAATAGACGACAGAAAAGGCGATCCATGGTTTGGTACAGGAAACACATATTCAGTAAAGCCGGAATGGTCTATGCTTCACGACAAGGGAATGATCTGGCACGACGACCAGATTGAAAGAGCTTTCCAAGATGACTATTACCGAAAAAACAAGATGTTTCCGCAGACTGCCATTGCTATTGCTGATGACGAGGAAGCCGCCAAGCAGCAAATGGATGAAGATTTAAACCGTTTCAAACAGGAAAGGTTCGATAAGTCTGGAGGATCATCCGACACAAAAAAAACAAGGGACGCTTCTTCCGATGCAAAAGCAGAAGGGCATGACGGGATTATCTTCAAGAACGTGCAGGATGGAGTATGGTCAAGAAGGGCATCCGATGTTACTGTTGTTTTTGAGTCAGAGCAGATCAAGTCCGCCGACGCGATCACATACGACGACGGCGGCGCTGTGATACCTCTGTCCGAACGGTTCAACAGCGCAAGCCCTGACATCCGCTACAGCGTTCAGGCGCGCCTCCTTGAGCCGATGGCGCTTCCAGATAGCATGGCAGAGGTTTTCACGTCGACCAGCGTATCTGCCCTCTCACAGACCAAGTTCAAAGCGGAGCGCGCACAGCATAAATCTTTCCGGGACACCGAGGATTGGGAGGGGGCCGAGGCGTACGCTAGGACACTCATCCAGAAAAAGGATACACTATTACTTGGACAGTACCTGCTCGCCAAGTACCACGGAGACAATGATTGCGCAAAAGCCGTGGTTGATAAATGGGCGAAGCCATCCGAGGCCTTGCGGTTAAAATCAGCCATCGGAGACATAGGGCTCCTGAAACCCGTCATCACGGCGGCAATCACCCAGAAAGAAGGCAATCACGTCAACAAGATTCCTGCGATGTACGCCGCTTGGATCGCTAAGCAGATCGGCGGTTACACAGCCGCACCGATGCTAAAAATCAAAGGAAGCCCTAATACAAACGCATCAATGGGCAACCGTATTAACGACCCCGCCGAATTCATAGGAGGCGACGACATTGACTCCGTCTCACCTGTCATCATGGTGGATGACGTGTTGACAAGCGGGAACACGACGTGGACCGCATACGAGACACTCAAGGCCAAAAACCCAAACGCGAATGTAGTAGCTTTTACCGCGCTGGCCTTCAGCAGGTTTACGCAAAACATCAGGCCGACTCAAAAACAGTTGACGGGTTTTTGGAAAAAGTCTAAACTTACAACCACATCGTTCAAGGAGCGTATCGGAAATGACATCGCCAAACTTACAGGAACAGAAATCCAAGCCTACATCCTCACCGGAGCAGCCGGTCCAGACGGAGCAACAAAATTCTTCACGCGCCCAGACGGCGGAGGAGAAGGCTCTGACAGCGGAGGCAAGCGAGGGGATGGAATGGGCAGCCAAGGCGTACGGCGTCCCGATCTTTCGCAAATCCGCTACAGCCTAGATATAACAGGCGCGGCTTACAACAACGATCCAACAAACCTTGTCAAGGGCTGGATGGCGGCGCAACTCGTCGCCGGTAACGCATTCCCCAGCAAGGTAACCGTACAGCGTCTCGCGCAGCAACTCGGTATCGAATCCTTTGACTATCAAAAGCTGGCCGATGAAGCCCGCTGGCTGGAACAGAACGCCGTAGACAACGCTATCCGTAAAGCGGCAACTTCCGGCGACTCCCAAAAAACCGTCTACGCGGTTGGCGAGCTCGCGCGAAAGGCGGCTTATGTCCGCTCGGGTATGCGCGAAGGCGTGAAGCTGGCAAGCAATACAGACCGAATTCGCACGCTTTCTGACGAGAAGGCCCGCAAGGCGATCCAGCTCATCACCGGCGCGGACTACGCGGACATCGAGATCGACACTGGGATTGACATCGCCGCAACAATCCTTTCCGCTGACCCCAGTAAGTTCCATCCGGAAGAGGAGAAAAAGCAGACCGCCGCATTAACGGCCAGAGCCACGGCAGAGGACAACACGGACAGCACATCAGAGGTGACCTCTGAGACAGACGAAGAGGCCCCGGGCCTCACCGACAAGCAGCGCGCCGAGATCGTACGCAAGCGCAGGGAGCGCGAGGAACGGATCCAAGCCATCCTGGACCAGGCGACCCACCGCGGCGAGCATAACCGCAAGCGTGATGACGAGCGGAAGCTTCAAGCCGCCGCCAATCAGAAAGCCGATGCTGAAGAACAGGCAGCCCCCGGGGCGAACCCTGACGGCGCGTCAGGCGTCAAGTCCACCGCGATCATCGAGGATGCATCACCGGCATCCCCGATTAATTTCACAGACCGTTTCGAAGCCGCCGCCTTTTTGCGCCTCTGGGCATTTGACCGCTTCCGCCGTGAGAACCCCAACAGCCTCACCAACCCGAACAAAGATAAAACCGCGATTGAGTTCTACCGCAAGACGGCCGTCAAAGAACTTGGCGAGCTTTCCCGGAAGTTACTGGAGCCGGGATACAAGCGCGAGATTGTACTCGGGAACATCTCCGACATCGTCACGGGGCTCACGGCCAACCAGATCGAGCGGCGCACCGCCTATGTCTTTGGACTCCTGAACCGCTACGCGGTACGGGAAGAGCGCAAGACGCTGGTCAAGTCATTCCGTGCCGAGGTCAAACGGCAGTTTATCAAAGGTGAACACTTTGAAGAGCTCGGGATCGACCTGGGGCGCACCTTGACCGGGGCCATCGAGGAAGACGCCCGTTATGTCATGAAGGTATGCGAAATGTCTGAGCGCCAGTTAGAGGGCGAAACTTCGACACTGCAGCGCGAACGTGACAGGCTTAACGCCATCATCGATGAGCGCACAGGCTTGACCGACATGGACGGCAACCCGGTATCCGAGGAGTCCGGCGACATGTCACTCCGGAAGGCGTTGCGCCAATTGGCCCTGCTCGACCAATACGGCGGCATGGTGGACATGATGCCAGGCGAGATCATGGACCTCTCAGGGAAGGCGCTCGATGCTTTCGCTCAGGAAGCGATTGCGCTCCACCAGCGTTGGGAGGAATACGACAAAATCGTCAAGGCGATTAAGGAGCCGCTTTCCCTGGCCATCTCCAGAAAACCAGACGACCCGGTCGCAGAGGCATCGTTCCTTGGCTCACTGGCAGACAGCTTGACAGGAATGCTCCGTATGAGGCTGGACTTCCTGACGCGCTACGCCGAACCGGCCAAGCGTGAAGCTGGACGCGCAGCCATCGCCGACATCATGGATCTGCTCGCACGTGGAAACACCGAGTATGTCGTCTCCCTGCAGGAAGACGAAGCATCCCTTAATAAGGCCCTCGGCGAGATACTGCAGAAGCCGAATGGAAGCCCGGATAGGAGCCGCATACGCGCCTATCTCAAGAGGATGGACGAGAAGATCCCGCACGAGCTTTCAGCAGCACTCAGCAAGCAGGGGCTTGTCGGGCGCATGACCTATGGCCAAATGCTTCAGCTGCTTGTCTCACTGGACCAGACGGCGAGTTACGGCGACAACATCAAACTGCACGACCGGCAAGGGCAAGCCGACATCATACGGTCATTCGCTTATGCGGATCCAAAGACAGGTGAAATGCGCCGGGCTCTATCCAACGAGGATGCTCAGCTCGTGGAGTGGCTACGCCGATCCTTCTATCCCTCGAAGCGCGAGACGATATCCGATGTTACCACGCGCCTCGCCGGTCGCCCGATAGATAATCCTGATCCATTCTACGCTCCAATCAAACTCCTTCTTCAAAAGAAGACGGCCCTCCACGTTGGATCATCCGCCTGGCAGCCTCTGGCCGGAGTGTTTAGCCGTCGTGTCAAGAACAAGCTGGACTTTGATGAAAAGGCATCCATCCTTGACATATTTAAAGACCGCTCACACGAGACCGCTCTCCTGATCGCTTTCAGTGAGCGAGGGCTTGTCTTGCGCGAGATCCTGACTAGCGGAAGTTTTCAGGGCGCCGTCACCCGGTTCCACGGACAAGCCGCGCTTACAGGCGTTCTTAAACAAGTGGAGCAGACGCTGAACGGAGGAAAGCCCAGGACACAGTCTGACGCGCAGACGGCCGCCGCCTCGATGGCGATGAAGGTCGCCACTTACACAGGTCTCGGATGGAACATGCAATCCGCCATGAAGCAGACCGCGTCCCTCCCGGTGTTTGCTAACAAGATAGGATTTAACAAACTATTCTCGATCCTTGCCAAGCCCGTCGACAAGGAGGCCATCAGGATTCTAAAAGAGAGTGACGAGTACCGCGTCCGCTACGGGACGGGATCATCCTCGGGGATGGACATCGCCACAAAGGGAGCCTACGAGGATCCCAAGGATTCAATCTTTAAGAAGTTCTTTGGAGACTGGGGACTTTGGGCGAACCGCAAGACCGATTGGATTATGAGCGCATGGGTTGGGCAGGGAGTCTTCCGGGATCTGAAAGCCTCCTACATGGATAAAGGTATGAGTGAAGCCGACGCGGAACGCCGCGCGATCAGCGAGACGTTCTCGATGATCGAGGAAACACAGCAGTCCGGCCGGACAGAAAACACCCTCGCCTTGACGCGTGAACACGGCATCCTCGGGAAGATGCTCACCCAGTTTGCCACGTCCCCCCTGCAGCAGATGCAATACGAGATTAAAGCATTCAGGGAATGGCGAGACCTGGTTGCCAATCAAGGGCCGGAGGAGAACATCAAGGAATCCCGCGACCACTTCATGCGAGCATTCTTTATCAATCACGTTATAGTCCCCACGCTTATGACAGGGATAACGTCTCTCTACAAAGCGGCCACCGGCGACGAGCCCGACTGGAAGAAAGAAGGATTCTGGTGGACCTTGCTCATTGCCTCCATCATGGGGCAATTCAGCCGTGTGCTCTTCCTGGGTGCGTTCACCGAGCAAACGTTACGCGCGTTCTTCCTGCGTGAACGGCCGAACCTTGGCCAGCTTGTCCCAGCTGAAGGCGTGATCCGCTTCTCGGCGACAATGGCCTATCCGGTGCGCGACATCGTAACATGGGACATGGAGCACCTTCAGGCGGATGTTAAGAGGATGCTCAAGTCAACGGCAGTCACACGGTTGCCGACCAAGC